GAGCAAAACCTCCTGCTGCAAAATACTTAGGAACCATACCACCAGCATTAAGATATCCCAAAGCACCCTTTCTAAGAGCAACAACATCTTGTGCAGAAATAGTCTTAACATTTCCAATCGCTGACATCATTGCTACAGTTGCTTTTTCTGCACCATAAATGTTTCCACGACTGACCATTCCCTGAATTGCTTTTTGCTGCTCTGAAGCAATTGCCTGTTGGCTTTCATTCAGCGGTGTTGGCGGTGGTGGAGTTTGCTTTTGGTTTGCACCTCCGCCTCCTCCTGAAGCGCCTGATGCGGCTGCTGCATTTGCTGCTTCGATTGCAGCCAAAACCTTTTTCCATGCATCTTCAATTTTAATTACACCAGATGCGACATCATCCATAACCCCAAGCATATGGGCATCGCCAAGCCACTCAGTTACTGACTCAACTGCAGTTTGAACTGTATCCCATTCAGCCTTTGTTTCTCCAGCAGCATTAGTTACATTATTTATGGCAGTAGTCATATCCTTATTGTACTTATCAATGATCTCTTGCATCTTGCCTAATTCTTTTTGCTTTGCATCGACTGTATCTTGTGCAGACTTAAGACTTGTTTGCTCCTTAAGATAAATCTCATCCTCTTTTTGACGAATTAAATCTTGAAGTTGGGTTCTAGTATATTTTTGACCATTAATCTGAACTTCAATGGCAGCAATATCTTTTTGCTTTTGAAGTTCTAAAGCAGTCTTTTGCTTTCCAAGATTATCAATAAGTGCTTGCTGAGAGTTTTGTCCAGCGTTGGCTCTCATCTCTTGTGCGATACGTGCTGCTGCTCCAATATCTCCAGAAGATAGTGCTCCAGCAAGATCTGTTTGTTGCTTTTGCTGATCAATTAATTGCTGGTTAACTTTCTTTACATCTTCAAGTCCTGTGATCTGATCATCAATAGCCTTGGTTCTTGTTTCATAAGCCTTGTTGATTGTGTCTTCTTCTCTACCGATAAGATCTAGTCCACGGTTATAGTAAGAAATTTCTTCTTGAATTGCATCAATCTTTTGTTGTTCTAGGTCTAATTCTTTTTGTGCATTGTCTAGGATAGTTTGCTGATTATCAATTTTTTCCTGATACTTTTCTGGGCTCATGCCCTGCTCAGCCTTGAAAGCATTTCTAGAATTTAACTTAATAATTGCTTCTTGTGCAGCAAAGTATTGATTCATCTTATCAGATGCTGTCTCTTGTTCTTGTGCAGCATTAAATGCGTTTATCTTTAATGTCTTTCCTAGTTCTTTAACACTGGCATCTGCTTTCTTTGCTCCAGCAACTAAATCCTTAAAGTCTTTGCTTCCGACACTTTCTACAGCGATGGCAGCAGTAAGAGCCTCATTACCAAGGATTTCTGTAATCTTTGCAGCAGAAACTCCTGCGCTTGCAAGTTTGTTATAGGCTGTTACCTGATCTTTTGCATTTGTAACTGTTTGTTGTTGCTGATCAACAAATGTTCCTAATTCAACTTCTCTTGTAAACTTGTTAATTGCTTGTCCAAGAGTACCCAACTGCATCTTTCCATCTTTACCAAGTTTAAAGAGTTTGCCACTAAGTCCATTAATCTTGTTAAATGTTTTTGCATCAAGTCCGCCTACAATGTCAATAAAGCCCTGTGTAGCACCTGATGCTCTTAGGAGTTCGTCTGTACCCTTAAAGCCTGTTAGATTGCCCTTCAAGGCTGCTATAAAGCCACTTACGCCCTTAGTTGCATCTATAGAGTCCTTGCGTACTTGCTTAAGTTTCTTTAGTAGGTCGTCCAAGAATGCATATGGGTTTGTTCCTGCGCCTGCTCCGTCAGTTACGCTCTTTGTGCCTGGAACTTCTGGAGAGTCTTTAGTTACTTTTCCTCCACCTTCAATAGCCTTCTTAAGGTTATCTACAGAGCCTCTAGCCCTGTCAAGATTCCTCTTATACTTCTCAAGATCCTTGCTACCCTTTTCTTTTGCTCTATTATATTTCTCCTGTGCATTTCTTAGTCTTTCTGTTGAATTTGAATATTCTAGTTGGTATCTTAATGCATCAGAGATTCCAGTAAGTTTTGCAACAAACTCAACCTTTTCCTTATAGGTTTTACCGTCCATCTCACTCAAAATAGTATCAAGTTGTAAAATATCAGTTGCTGACAAACTTCCATTTGCATAAGCAACAAGAACTTCTGTTCTCATGTTCTTTGGCAAACTCTTTGTTACAGTCTCCTTAAGAAGTTTTGCAACTCTCTTATTGGTTTTTTCTAATGAGGCAAATGTTTGGTCAGCCATGTCTGCAATCGCTGCTGCAGATGCCTTACCACTTGGATCAACCTTGTCTAGGGATATGACCAAATCATCTGTAGCCTTCTTGATATTTCTAAAGTTAACCATTTGTGCTTCATATGCTGCATTGTACTGATCGACAGTTATCTTGCCATCTACATACATTCCATTAAGAACAGCCAAAGAGTTCTTTTGATCTTCTAATGCAAGTGTAAGTCCTACTGTAGCAAACTTAGTATTTTTGATTTGAGTCTCTTTGCTCTTTTGTACTTCTGCATTGTACCCATAATAATCAACAGTACCGTTTGCATCTGTTTGAAGTTGAGGTGGCTTGATCTGATCAATCTTTCTTTGAATTACTGCAAGGCTAGTTTCAGATGCCTTGCTCAAATAGTTAATTCTTGCGTCAAGAGATAGTGGTTCCTTAGTGATATCTTTACCATCTTTATTAAGAAGTTCTTGAACCTTACCCTTTAACTTAATTTCACTTACTCCAGAAAGTTCTGCTGCTGCCTTAATGTTTGCTGCAATATCTGCAGGAGCCAAACCAAATGTCGCTGCTCTTTGTGCTACATCTCTTGCTGATACATCAAGTGCATTGGCCTTGCCCATGCGACCTGCAATTTGATTTCCAACTGTTTTTCCTTCTTCTGCATAGAACTTTCTAAAGTTAGCAGCCTTTGCAAGATCTGCATCGATGAAGCGCTTATCACCTTGACGGTTAAACTGACGCTCTGAAGGCAGTGCCTTATCTCCAATGTATCGAGAGTATGCATTAATTGACTCTATGTTTCCAAGTCTTGCTTCTGCTTCTTTCTTACCTGCATCTTGCAGTTCCTTGATATATTCCTGTTGTTTCTTTCTTAAGAAGAAGAATCCTGCTGCTACCGCAGCAACTCCAGCAACAGCCAAGCCAACTGGATTTGTAAGAAGTGGAAGAGCCATTGCAAGTGATTGTAATCCCATAACTGCAGGTGCTGCAGCCTGTGCTAGTTGTCCAACTGGACCAGGCATCATTGATGCTGCCATCATTGCTCCTGATGCAACCATACCTCCACGCATTGCACCACCAGAAATGATAGATGCCTTTTGCTTCATTGGCTGTGCTTTAAACTCAGAAAGTTTTGTTGATAGTCTAGACTTTAGGTTTGGTCTATTTTCTGGGCCAAACATTGTATCTGCACTATAAGTTACTGGAATATCTCCACTTGTAATGTTGCTAGACTGAGAAGATCCACCACCAGTAATTCTTCCACCTTCGCCTACAGTTATGTTTCCTCCAGATGTTGCAAACCTACGTCTGCGTTCAGTGGTTACTGTCTCTCTTGCTTGTTCATAAGCATTTGCATCATCCATTCCATCCTTTGGAGCAAATGGGTGTGGGCTTTGTCTCTCTCTTGACTGTACATAAATATCATTTGTCTGTTGCTTAATAATTTCTTCATATGCTTTTGCATCTTCTTTTGCTGCAACTAGAATTGCTTGCTTTTTCTTACCCTTGTAACTTCCCTTTGGACTAATTGGGTTACCAGAATAAAAACTGTTTGGAGTTGAAGAACTCTCTCTACCAATATTAACACCATCAAATAGGATCTGGTTCTGTGTTTGTTTTCCAGTTCTGCTTCTTTGGAACTGACCACTTTCAAGACCAGCCACAATATCATCTTTTTTAGCACTTACTCTTATCTGTCCTATTTGTTGTGATGCTTCATCAAGTGCCCTTGCTGCATTTCCTGCTGCGCCTTCGACAACCTTATACTTATCAATTACATTACGTGTTGCTTCTGCAAACATATCATCAGAAACAACTACCTTTCCTCCTGCAGCCTTTTGTTCTGCAAGTTGAATAGTTGCTTGTCCAATTTCATCTTCTAGTGCTTGAAGCGCCATCTTTGCGCTATCGTCTGCAACGTCAAGACCACCCAATTTGGCAGCAGTTGTAAACTTGCCTTGACGTGAAGAATACTCTCCAGCAAACTGTTGAGCATCTGCGCCCTTCTTCATTGCAACGTTAAGGTCTTGTGGAAGTTCTGCAACAAGGTTTGAAACTACCTTAATAAATTGTGGGAAGTGCTCTGCAAGTTTCTCAAGACCTGCGATCTTAATTCCCTTCATATACTGCTCTGATCCAGGTGCAAATGGCATTGATGCGTGAGCATATGCTGCTGCTCTTCCTGACATAAACCCTGGAATGTTATCAGCGATAATTCCATTTACAAGAGGTGCATACTTCTTGGTTTGCTTTGCTGGAATAACTGACTCACCATTTGAAAGCATTGCTGGAATTGAGTCGGATGTTCCAGTTCCTGGACCAGTAACTAATCCACCACTTGCCAAACGCTTTGGCTGACGTGACTGTGGAATCATCATTCCTGGATTATTTATTGCAAAAGAGTTTGCTGCTGCTGTGGCACTTATGTAAGCATTACGCAGATTATTAACTGCATCTGCCTCAATAGTAAATCTTTGTGTAAGTCTTGCATGAACTTGGTCAAGTGAGTGTGCTACTGCCTCTGCTTGCATTTGCTCATTAGTGAGATACTGAGTTTGATCACCAAGGAACTTGGATTGGCCAGTTAACTTTAAATATCCATTTCTAATAAGTCCAAATAGTTTAAGCATCTGTCCACCGAAGTTAGCAATCAAACCAACAAGCATGAGGACTACTGGACCAACACCAGCAAATAACGTTACAAGAGTTGTTACGACTTTCTTGCTTCCATCTGAAAGATTATTAAATTTATCTGCAATCTTTGTGAAGAACTCAATGATAGGAGTTACAACCTTAAGGAATGCCTCTCCGACTGGAGCCAATGACGCTCTTAGTGCTTCTAGTGAAGCCTTAAATTTAGTTGAAGCATTTTCTTCAATAGCATTTAATTCTTTGTTTGCAATTGCAGCAAGATCTTGTGATGACATCTTGACAAGTTCTAGTGCATTGGCTGCTTGAGATCCAGACTTTGCAATGTTATCAAAGAGTGCTGAAACTCTAGCGAACTGGAACTTACCAAATAGTTGTTCTAGAATACGCTGTCTTGCAAGAGGAGTTAGTTCTTTTAGTGCATCTGCAAGGTCAAGTACTGTACGCATAATGTTACCTTCATTACGCATTGTCATTGCATTAAGATCGATGTTGACGCTAGCAAGCATTTCTTTTGCAGCCTTGCTTGGATTAATAATAGAAGCAAGTGCTGACTTTAAACCGTTTGCTGCTTCTGCAGCGTTGACTCCACCTTCTTGCATTGCAGCAAGGAATACTGACATGTCCTTGATGTCTCCACCAAGTCCTTGAATAACTGGAGCAACTCTTGGAATTGCATCTGTTAAGTTCTGAAGGCTTACAACAGATTGGTTTTCAACTGCGTTAAGGAAGTTAATAGACTCAGACAATTGATCTGAGTTCATCTTAAATGCTGTCTGCAATGCAATAGTTGCTGATAGTGCCTGCTGCTTGTCTACCTCGCCAAGTACGGCAAGTTTTGTTGCAGCCTTTACCTGCTCCTCAAGTTTTCTTCCCTGGAAGCCTGCTGCTGCAGCATCCGCTGCAAGAGACATTGTATCTGCAATTGCTACACCATACTTTGTAAATTCTTCAGCAAGACCACGGACAACTGTAATGTTTGCTTCAGTCTCTGAAGGAAGTGTAAACAGGTCTCCATAAACTCTCTTAAATCTAATGACTTGCTTTTCAAGATCCATAAATGCCTTGGATGCTGTTGAACCAAAAATGCTAAGTGGAATAGTAAAACCAACCATCAACTGACGGCCTGCCCACTGCGTGTTCTTACCAAAGTTAACTAGATTAGTTGTACCTTGTGCTAGGAGTTGATTGAACAATTGCTGCTTTTGAGCAGCCATCATTGTCTTTGTTCCTAGATTTTCCATATCAAGAGCAAGTGGTGTAACGGCAATTGCCTTCATTGCTCCAGAGGCATCTCTGCCCATCTTAATATATTGTGTCTGTAACTTTCTTACACGCTCTTCAGCAACCTTGTTAATTGTTTCAAACTCGGTTTTAAATACCTTACCAAAAGATTTAGAGGAGGCTACTCCATATCTAAAATACTCACGCATTGAGAACTTGTTCTTCTCAAGTGAGTTTGTGAATGATTCAGCAGAAGTCTTGATGGTCTGCATACGAGCAGCAAATTGACCTGTAGAATTAATTGAGTTAACAAACTCTTGCTGCAGGTTTCTCTGTGCAATCGCTGCTGATGCAGACGACTTTGCTATCTGATTATGAAATTGTGAGATCTGGCGCTGTAGGTTTTTTAACTCGCCTAGGGCTGCAGACGTGTCAATATTAACGCTGATATTAGCATTAACATCTGACATTCATTCTCACCTCTTTATCTTATTCAGCGTTTGCTGATGCAAGGGCAGCATTCAAAAATGAATCCTCGCCCAACTTAATACCAGAAGCAACATCCACAATCTTGTAAACCGTAGGAAGATCAATATTTGCTTCCAACGCTGCTGCATCCTTTGCCAATTCTGGCTTATACTGCTCTAGTGCAATCTGCACACATTCCATTAGTACGGTCATTGACTTATCATTGTCATCTGCGACCTTTGCGATTTTGTCAAACTGCTTCATGAACTTACGAAGCAAAGATACGCTAAGTGGCTTGAGAACAAGTTCTGTTCCATCCATAAGGGTAACCTTATTTGCTTCATATACTGTTGTTGTCATTATTTCCTCCATTAGTAGACTTACCAATTATAGCATGAAACAGACTAGTTTTTTGTAAAATCTTCGTAGTCTAATCCCATGCCAATTCCAAACCCTGCTTTGCTTGCATTAACTCCTTGATAGTACAAGATATCATCACTATCTTTTGCTTTACCACCACTAAAGACTCTGGCCTTCATCTCTTCCCAAGGATCTGCTTTACCTGTCTCTTCATCTAAATTAACACCCTGCATTGCAGCATCAAACTTCTTCTGCTGATATTCAATATCTCTTTTTGTAGATAATAGTAGTGTTAACTCTGGCATTGATAGTGACTCTTCAAGTTCCTCAAAGTTTTTCCAGATCCCCGTCAAAAACGCTTCGGCTTCTAGTGTAGGCAAATCAATGTCTGCCCAGGTAGTTCCATCCCCAGACTGAGAAGATTCTTCATTCTTATTTGTCTTAATCTCTGCAGCAAACTCCAAAACCTTGTACAATGTTTTTAGATCAAATGAGTTAGCAACTTCTTCCTTGGTTGCATATAGTCCTGGAGCAAATTGCTTCATAGCAATAAAAACACACTCTACCACTAAATCTAGTGCCAGGTCCTGATCCTTCTCTTCTGATACAAGAATAAAAATATCCATAAACTCTCTCATATATTTAATCTTAAGAGGATAGACTTTAATTAAATTATTATTGATATCTTCTACGTAGTCGGTATTGTACACTTTTTTAGCCATTTTACAAGTATACCAAAAGAAAACAGAAAAGCCCAGACTTTATGGGTCTGGGCTAATCCTATATTAAATTGTATTAGGCTGCTGTAACGGTGCGATCTACGATCTTTCCGTATGAACCTGAGTTGTTTGGAAGAAGACGGAAAGTTACATCGAACATTGTCGCTGCATCTCTCTTTGCTGATACTGTTACGCTTTCGATTGAAAGTGCACGGTATCCAACATAAACTCTTTCCAAGTTTGAACCTTCAGCACAGTCACCTGTACCTGGTCCGACTGCAACGAGTCCACGCTCTACTGGACATTCACCAATATCGCCTGCTGACAAGTTGAGTGTTGGGTTACCTGAAACGGTTGTAAGATCTGCATCTTTTCCTGCAAGAGAGAAAAGAAGGTTTTCTAGAGTTGCTTCTGCGAAAGAAGTCTTAAGATTAACCTTCATGCCCTGCTTGAAGAGTTTTGCTGCATCGAGTACCTGATCCACTGCAACTTCTGCGAAGTCTGGTTGGAATTGGATTTCGAGACCGTTTGAAGTATAGCCAACGTTGCGGAATTCACCCTCAGTATTTTCGAGTGTATCCTTAAAAGAAGTTCCGTCTACGTATGCTGGTAGATCGGCGTTTGATAGTTCTCCTGCTTCGTATGTGAACAGCGCTGCTGCTCCAACGATAATCTGTGAACTGTTACCTCTTGTATATGCCATATTTTTTCACCTCTTTTTTCTGTTTGAAATAAAGGCGTTTGTTTCCTCACTACCAATTATATCAGCGTTTATTGTAACTTAGAGGATGATCTTTGTTGCTAATTTAGGCTCAGGAGTCCAGTTATCTGAAGTTAAGCCATCTTCTCTTGTTTCATAGATTGCCCTGCCATTTTCATCAAATCCTGTGACTCTTTTGCTTCCCATCTGATGATAGTCAAAATCAATAATAATCTTATTACCACCATAGGTACGGGCTGTACCAAAGTCAATAATATCTCTGGTTTCTTCTAATTGATAAACCTTGAAGTTGTGGAAATAAAACTGATTATTGATGATACTTCCATCGTCAAGCCTAATCTGTCTATTTGAACACCAGTTGTTAATCTCTTCTGCGGTTTCATCAAATCTGTCCATAAGTCTAAGTACAGCCTCTTGGATTCTAACCATATTTAGTATAGAGTCGTCTGCTGTAGCATAAAAATAATACATTAACTGTTCGCACTTTATGTGTGGAAAACCGCTTTTATTCATCTTAATCAGTCTATCCCATGTAGCCATGACTCCACCCTCTGGAAACATCTGTGTTAGATCGTTTAGCGTAGATGGGGTTGAAGGGAAAAATGGTGTTTCTATATCAGTCAGCAACTGAACCTTAGACTGGAGGTACTTATTAATCCAGAGTACTGGAGTGTTTAACAAATCGTTATCTGCCATCATGATACCTTTGCATTTACTATCCAGCGATAGCCAGTTTCAATGCCCTTTCCTCTGCCCTGCTTTGAACCAGTAGCAAAATTGTTTTTGTAAATCTGTACATTTTCTAGTTCTGATAGTGCACCAGATTTTCTCAAAAATGCTTGTGTGAAGTATTGCGTAAAGAATTGATCCATAACAGACTCAAACCCGCCTTGTGAATTTCCTCCAGGGTTATCCACAACCACTGGACCCTTTGTAAAAACTTGCTCTCCATCAACTTCAAAACTTAAAACCTTTGCTTTAACTGGTGCAATTGTAACTGCAATACCATCTTCCATTATTCTTGCCTTGTCATAGAAAGGTGTACGTGATCCATTCTTAATTGTAACAGACTGAGAGAATGTAGACTTAAAAGATAGTCCAAGATTACTAACTGTGTAATTAATATCAAACAGTCTTGACTCTGGACTTCCAGTCTGGTACCATTCATATACATGGTGAAGTCTTGATGGGTTTACTCTTGCACTTGAGTCAATGTATTCTTTAACAAGTTCTGTAATGTCTTTACCTAGATTGTCTAAAAAGATTCTCTTACCCTTTTCAATCCCCTCAAGGAATCCAAAAGAGTAGTCAATGATATTGTTTAGATCCCTAATTAGATCTTTGTCATTAATTTTAATTGATATCATATGTCTACCGCCTGATTTTCAGAGCGACGCAAAACCAACTTGTAATATTCTACTCCACCAAAGGGACCTACAAATGGCTCCTGTGAGGCTACTTCAAATATGGTTGGCTTTCCTGCACGGACTCCAGATGTCTCCATGTAGATGCTATTACAGTTTCTGTCTTGAATGTTAGTTAGGACAACGTTGGTTAATGAGGTTCCTGAATCTAGACTAGAAACTCTAATGTCTGATTTGACTCTACCAATCAGCATGGTGTCCTGTGTAATATTTACGTTTGGAATTATTTCTTCTTTTGCCTTTAGCCCTGCAGTAGTGAAGTGACAAGCAATAGTCTTATTAAGCATCCACTGCTTCTTAACGTTGCCGTATGCCCCTTGTTCAACTGTAGGATAGAAAACATCTACCTGCATAGGGAACATAAAGTCTTTTCCCTCGCATTGCATTAGATCAATCCTGGCTTAGGGATTGTGACTGTATACTTATCTAAGATCTTGTCAACAATCATATTGCCAGTTCCTTCAAACATTTTTTTATCAAACTGAATCTTAAACTGATCTGAATTATAAGATGAGACATAGCGTGTATAATAATCTAACTTTCCGCATTTTAAATCTTCAATAAGCAACTTTGTTGCATACTCTACATCTGCTGGAATTGTTTTATATCCAATGTCAAGAACAAAGATGTAGTCCCAGCCACGTGGGAATCCAACTGCAATTGACCCTGCTGAATAGCCTAAGTCTCCGTATGCTCTTGGATATTGCTGAGCGCCTTGCTCAGATCTGTTATAAGGATCTGCAATAACTCTTTCAATTGCAGAGTTGTCAAATGTGACCTTAAATTCAAACTCAGTTAATCCTGGTTGGTCTACATCATAGACCAGTACGTTATTTTCATATACCTTTAATACTTTGTTTGCGCTTTCCCAAATTGAAAAGTAGTCTGAGCCATCTGCTGCCTTTTGGACAATATGCTTGCTATTATAAAATCCATCAGTGACTGCTGTATCAATGATAGAACGTGCTACCATCTCTAGTGTTTTGTACTCTTGAATTTCTGATGCTGTTGATCCAAGTTTAGACGGATCTGTATATGGTCTTACAATGTCTAGGTTCTCTTCATATAGAGTATGTTCGTGTTCTGTATCATAGAACTTAATTAAAAAGTTTCTGTCATACTGTACCTTCTCCAATGGCAGCGTATAAATAAGTTTGCCGTTGGCATCTGAAGATATGTTTGTTTCTTCTACTGAGTGGTCCACCAAATCCTCAACATAGACAACATACTCATAGTTTGCTATAGGTAGTGTCCATGTTGTTGTTAAAGGATATGGTGGAACTCTCAATACTTCCATTTACTTACCGAATGCCTTTGCAACTTCTTCTGGTGTTGCCACACGGATGTGTGAGCGAGTAAGCCATTGATCAGCAGAGGCCTTGTCTACAACGTTGTATCCTGTGTAGACCTTTCCAACTCCTGGCCAAGTAACATTCTTTGTAGAATGTAGTGCTACAGTTTCCTGAGCAGCCTTCTTCTTAGCAGGTGCTGCCTTCTTTGCTGGGCGTGGGGCTGTAGCAACACCGATTGCTCCGTCTGCTACTGATCCGACTGCCTGTACTTCTGCGGTTGAAGGAGCGAAAGCATCTGTTCCTACGACTGCTTGCTCTTCTGCTTCTGGTGCTTCAACGATTGCTGGTGCCTCTTCGACCTGTGCTGGTTCTGGAGTTACTTCTTCAACAATTGGTGCCTCAACAGTTTCAACAGGAGCCTCAATCTTTTCTTCTTCAACTGGATTATTCAAATTTTCCATTTTTATTCCTCCTAAATAGTATTATATCATCAAATTGATAAGGGGAGCAGGAGCGTTAACTCCTACTCCCCCAAATCGTTACTGTGGCAGATTATGAATCTGATGCAGCGTCAGCGAATGCGATTGCATCCTGCTCTTCCCACTGAATACCGAAGCGAACGAAGACTGTGTATTCTACAGTGTCCTTCTTTGGCTTGTATTCACGGTTAACAGTGATGTCACGCTGGAATCCCCATACACGGTTCTGTGGGAATGTCAAGTCGACATATCCTGCAGGGTAGTATGGAACTTCCTGTACGTCGATTCCGAGGACACGAGTTGTACGTGCTCCACCGAATGTCTGTCCGTTACCATCAAGGTATGCTTGACGGTTAGCAGGTGTACCTGCTGCGCCTGCATGTGATCCAAATGCTTCTGCGATTGCATCTGCAAGTGTACCGTTGTTCTTAACGATACCCTGGAACACATCTGTACCTGCGTAGAACTTAAGGTTATTCTTAAGTGCACGGTACTTACGTGGCATTGCGAGGATAATGTTCTGCATAACTTCTGGAGTCCATCCACCGTTTGAAACAGTTACTACTGATTCGTGAGCGTCTCCTTCAGTCTTTACACGGTTTACGAAACCGTTCATGATACCAAGGAATGCTCCGTCGTCAGAGTCTCCTGTACCATTAATAGCAAGATCTTCGATATCGTTACCGAATGCGTTTGTCATAAGACGAACGATGTGATCTTCAAGTGCTGCACCTTCGATGTTATCTTCAAGTGCTTCTGCTGTTACTTCCCAGTCAAGGCGAATCTTCTTTGTTGTAAGTTCTACCTTTGAGAAAGTTGCTCCAGCGTTTGTGTAATCTCCGATTGCTTGTGCAGCCGAACGAATAACACGCTCACCAACGTTTACCTTTTCAAGTTCCATGGTGTTTGCTCTCATCGTGACTCTACGTCCGTCTTGAGCGAGTACAGTTGCATCCCACACGTAATCAATAAATTGACGTGCTTGTTCAGGGCGAAGGATTCCGCTAGCGGCCTCACCTGAAGGATTTACTGCATTTGGTCCTGATGTTACTCCTGAGAGTGCTGTAGGAATGTTTCCTAGTACGCCACCATCAGTGTAGTTACCTGGTACGTTTGCTGCTGTATCTGATCCTGATGCAAATGCTCCTTGACCCTGATAGAGTCCTGGTGCAGTTCCACCGATGTTACCAGATGTACCTGGCTGATTCTTCTTAATTTCTTCTGACATTTATTTCACCTCCAAGTGATTTTCTAACTAAATAGATCGGTTGTTTTGAGGAAACGTCCGCCCCATAGGGATTTTTCAACCATTTCAGGCTGATCCTGGATAATCTCACCGAGATCACCAGACTTTCGGAAAGCAGTATCCGCTTCTACAGCATCTACACGCTTACCAAATTCATTAAATTCATCTCTTGCTGAAGCAATGTCTTTTGCAACTGCTTCAAATGAATCCTTTACTGCATCAACATCGACTTTGCTAGACTTTAGAAGTTCTACTTCTGCCTGCAATGACTTTACTGTTGATAATAGATCGCTAAAGGCTGTTGTAAGATTGTCCTTGATATCTGCAACTACTGCTGCAACATCATCAGACTTCTTTGCCTTGTCTTCTTCCATTTCGTCTGCTGGCTTTTCGCTAGCATCTTCTGCTGGAGTTTCTTCATCTGCATGTGGCTTCATAGCCTTTTCTGCATCTGTTGATTCTTCGACAATAGCCTCTGGAGCGACCTCTGTTTCTACAACTGTAGCGTCTGATTTCTCAACGATTTCTTCTACTACTTCGTTTGTTGTTTCTGTCATAGGATTGACCTCCTTGTTAATCTTAGAAGTATTAATGCCTTTAGCACTATCAACTAAGAACTTTATCATGTTTGTTTTTTCGTTATCCGTTTTTTCAACGAAACCTATGTTTTCCATTTGTGACCCTGTCAATGGATTTGTTTCTGATTCATTTTCTGAAACCAAAACAAGTCCAGCCTCTTTGTCATAAAAAACATTCTCTAATACTGTTTCATCTGCCTTGATGACATTTACGCCATCGACCTTTTCTACTGAAACAATATTTGCAAATTGATTTGCTGGGGAATCTACAAGACTCAACTCAACAAGATCATATTGCTTAATAACTCTAATTGTTTTATCTGCTTTCTCATCATAAGCATCGTCCCACTTATTCATTCTACCGCCGATTGAAAAACCAGTTAGTGTTCCATCAAGAACCTTTTCCCAAGTATCTTGTGCACCCTTTGAAACATATGCAGAAACAAAAACACCAGAATAAAATTTCTTAGATTCTGGGTCAAAGTACTTGTCTTCTTTAAAAGAAACCATCTTGCCTACTGCAAGTGGCTGATGCATTTCACGGATGTTTCCACGGAATCTTGCAAAGGCATCCATTGACGCTTCTGCTGTTACGATGTCGTCCTGCTTATCAATATTATCTAAAGATGCAAAACCTGATACGATGCGTCGTTCTTTGTCTACCTTAGCAAAAGGCATTGAAAGACGTAGATTGTCCCCATCAGAATTCCAATGGGCCTTGGTTAGATTGCTCACCATTATATTATAAACCCCTTTTTTACAATATCTTACTATTCGGACAATTCAGACAGTTCGTCGGACTTTCGTCCTTCGCCCTTTGGGTTTCTGCCAGACACAGTTGAAGGGCTATCTGAGTTATTATTTGCTCGTTGCCCATCACGTTCTCTATTTGCTGTTGCATCAGCAGCCTGTTGTGGCTTCATGTCTAATGGCTGATCGCCACCATCACGCTGAGGCATACGCAAGATTGTTCTTGCTTCGTTAGGAAGCATGATCTGATTCTTAACATATCGCTCAAGAATTTGAGATTGTGCGATCTCGTCTGTAAGTGTAAGTTCGTTGAACTTGAACTGAAGAATATCTGTTTGTTCACGAATAATTTTATTGATAGGCTTTTCAAGTTCTCTTTGTGCTGGTCTAGCAACCTGCTCCTTAAAAGTTCTATCTTGTGCAAGCGCTGCTGCGATAGCAGATGAATCAGAGCCACCTAGTTTTGAAAGTGGCACTTGGTGTGCTACCAAAATATCATCACGGTTTTGCTTACGGTACTTTTCAAATGATCCTTCTTGAACACCGTTTTCAATTGGCTCCATCTTGAACTCAACCTTGTTTGTGTCAGAGTCTCCTGGCAATGGAATGTAAAGGGTTCTGTGGTTCTGCCCCTTCATACCAGTTTGCAAAAATCTAAACATCTTGTCTTCTGCTTCACCAGAAAGTTTTGCACCCTTAAGAGTTACAACATATCGTGGCACTGCCTTATTGCTAAAGTAGTCGATGTTATATTGTGACGCAAGCATGTCTCCTTGAAGCGCTGTAATTGCAGAAATAATATCTGGAACACCGTAAAAAGTATTTAGTGGTGAGTATTCTCTAAAATGAATAATTTCGTTAGGTCTGTTATCTGCTGTAACTGGGTTTGGATTTGATGCACCAAAGTTACGGAAGTAAACAACCTTATTTCCAATTACTTGTACAAAGCCATCACGCAATCTACGCACTCGCATAGTTACTGCTGGGATATGACCAATATAACCAATCTGCCCCTTAACTGTTCTACCAACTTCAATGTATCCATTACCTGTTGCCTGAACATCTGTATAAACCTTTTCCATGATTGTTGTAAAAGAGTCTTCCTGGTTCAAACTTTCAAGCCAGTCAGTTAGTTCAACCTTGGCACGTTCAATTCTCTTACGAGCATTTTCTGCAGTCTTTGCTTGTGCTGCTTCCAACTTTAGCATTGTGCGAGGAGAGATCTCAAAGTCATATCCAAGTCCAACAATGTTTTCTACCTTTGCATCAATAGCAGCATGGTTAGCAAAAGATGTGTCATAAAAACTTGCCAATTCATATAGGTTCCATGGTGGAGTAATTACATCAAATAGACCATAACCATTTCTGTATATAGTTCCTGGGTTAATTTCTTTTGACTTTGCTCCATCTTTACCACTTCGTACAGCAAGTGCGCTATCCATGTATTGTGGAGTTGCCTCACCCTTTGCAATTCTAGATGCACGGCGCTTAAAGTTATTGTCCAAACCAGACAAAGCCTTTAGTTCATCCCATGTCTTATTAAAAGGATCTTGCTCCTTAAAAACATCCGCTTCCTGTGGAAACTCATCCATGGATGCACGGATTATATATTGATTGTCTTCAGACATTAGTCGCCACTTCCATACTTATCATGTGTATCTTGTGCTGCTTTCCATGCACCAAGATCGTTCATTGAAGGAATAAGTCCTTCTGAAAGTCTTTGCTTCTGCTCAGAGTATTCTTCTTCTGATATTCTTGTTAGCCCTGGGACGAATACGCATGTTCCGTCTCCTTCATCCCCGTAATATTTTGCTGCTTCTTTAAGTTTAGAAATCTGCATGATATCGCCCTTCATGGACTCAATGTTCAAAACAGATCCGTGTCCGTCTGTAAACCACTTTCCATTTGCCTTTTTGTAAACATATAGGCCCCAGTCGTAATGCTTTTCAATGATCTTTGCACGTGACTCACCAACTTGGCCCTTCATCTTGGGCAATGCTTTGCGCTTTTTGTTTGGATTTTCCATATTCATAACCACAAGTATACCATATTATACGGCATTTTGGGTTGATGTTTGCCACTCAACTTCACTATAGAAGTTATACTCGTAGTCTTTAAACGCTAAAACCTTTGGATTTGACTCAGAAGCATTATAATCATCAATAATGATCTTATTTGTTCCAGAATATGCTTTATATATGTCTCCTGGGTTTGCACCGTAATACGATGTAGATGAAAGAACCAGCACTCCTTGCCACTTATATGCAATATCCCAGAAGTCCCAGTTGAGCGCTAGTGGTCCAGAGTACTTCACTTTAAACCAAGGTCTAGTCGTAACATTTTGAACTTCCTGTAGATTCGTTGACTTATAGGTAGAAATTAGGTTAACAAGAAGCGGTCCATTGATTCTTAAAGATCCAACAAACGAACCAAAGTTAAGAAGATTTGAAAAAGATATTCCAAGGAAAGACCACTCCTTTGTTGTAATCACTGGATCATTAACAACTTTGCCATTTAAATAAAATACAATTCCATCTTCCAGTTCCCCAGTATTTTCATTAATTGCATAAATCTTTGCTCTCTGTCCACTTGGGCTATCAGCAAGCATGAAGAACTTAATGTTTCCATTTCTACTTTCAATCTCAAAAATTTGTGTAGGAGCATACGGGAAGAAACTTTGATCGTATCTGAGTGCTATCTGCATAGCCATAATCTTATAATCACTTGACATTGACTTGTTGATTGGTATAGCAAGGCCTCTGTTAACTAATGGGTCAAAGGTTCCTCTAACTTCTATTCCGCTGTTTCGTGTTAGGTATAGGTATGGAGAACTCCCCTTGTAGATACTAAAAGGATTATCCGTTTTATAGTCATAGTATATTCCAGATTTTTTGTATGGGTATATTGGTGTACCAAATCTAGTACCTATCTCATTTGCAGAACTGTTAAGTGCTTGTGACGCTAACTGCAATGTCTTAATCTCTAGTGGATTTT